TCAAGCTTTTTGCTGATACGGCGGAACACCCCACACCTCATCCACCGGAAGTAAAGCCATCAGTTTGCGCTGCCTTTCCACATTCGACAGGTCAACTACTCCGCCAGTGGCTTTCCATGTCTTCGCCGCATGATTGGCGAGTTTTGCCAGCGTCTTTGTTTGTGTTATACCCACCCCGACCGGAAGCCGGGTATTGCGGTAGACCGTATCTTTCAGCTCATGCCCGAACTCTTCCAGCACACGGCAATTACGCACACCAGTGAGATCGCAAAAAGCCTCATCGATACTGTAGATTTCAACTCTGGGACACATTTCCTCCAGTGTCGTCATGACTCGATTGCTCATGTCCGCGTAGAGTTCATAGTTTGAACTGAAGCAAACCACACCTTGCCGCCGAAACAGGTCTTTGCATTTGAAGTACGGATCCCCCATCTTAATACCAAGCTTCTTGGCTTCGGCTGAACGCGCTATCACGCACCCATCGTTATTGGACAATACGACAACCGGCTTACCTCGCAGATCCGGTCTGAAAATGGTTTCGCACCTCGCATGGAAGCTGTTCACATCAACCAGAGCAAACATTACATCACCGGGCTGTCATCAAAACCTGCTTTACTGATGATGTGAGTGACCACACCAATCAACTCTACATCAGAGAGCGCATCCCCTTCAATAGAGTCGCCGTCCTCTGTAATCAGTGATCCGCCAATAAATTTGGCAAATTGCTGCACCCCGAAATATGAAATAAGCAAAACCGATGCTGCTAACGGCGCTTAAGATCGCTCAACCACAGCGACTCCGCGCTGCGTATCAACGAACGTTTTAAACTGGCTTATACCCGTAGCTTCGTAGATGGGCTGCTGTAGATACATGATCCTATCCTCTCCGAGGGTGCTGTTTTTATATACAGTGATTTTACAAATAGTAAAGATCAAGATCAGCTTTTACGAAATGGATTATCCATACTGATTACTATACGTTTTCTTATTGCCTCATACCCAGCACCGTGTAAAGGTTCGGTAATCATAAGTTGCATTTGAGGATGGCCATGAAAAGTTACAGTAGGAGAGATGCCATAGATATGGCATTCAGACTAGGCATAGGCGCAGCTCTTATGGCGTCCCTACCAAAAATTGCATTTGCATCAGGAGCGTCAAGATTCAGCGTTACCGACTTTGGAGCCAAAGGGGACGGAGTGACTGACGACTCTTTTGCGTTTCAAAAAGCATTCCTTAAAGCAAATGAGGCCGGTGGCGGAACGGTATACTTCCCTCCGCCCAAAAAAGAATATTTGCTGAGGTTCCCGGTATTTATCTTTAACAATACTGAAGCATATGGCGACGGTAAGGATACGCGGATTGTTTTCGAGAATCCGGTGTTCAGTAAAGGACGTGGTGGTTTCGTCATCGGCTCAAGCCTGGAGGCAAACAGAGACCTAGCGTTAACTCGGTTTAGTAACAAATCGCTGTCGACTACAATCAATAACAACTTCAAGAATCCTGTTCAACGGCACTATATACGCGACACACCAGAGTTGGCTCAGGCGAAAGGAAGTAGCCTACACGATATCTATCTAGAGGCGAGATTCACCGCAGGCTCAGAAAGCAGCTGGGGAGGGTACGGAATTAATTTCGTAAACGCCATTGACTGCCATGCTAGCAACATCTGGGGGAAAGGATGGACGCAACTTATTGGAATGGGTTCTGACACTCCACCAGAAACACCTTCAAACCATAATTGCAGCGCGAAAAACTTGTATGTTCTAGAGCCAGACATGGTCAGGACATATTACTCGATAGGGTTTATGGCTAACTCTAGCAATTGCACGATTCAAAATGCAAAACAACTAAAACCAATGTCAGAGGGAAGTAAAAACGGCAGTGGCGTAGCGTTGAACTTTTGCGAGGATTGCATCATTTCAGACATAGATATTCCTGACCTTGGAAGAACTCAAACCTCTGAGGGTGTTCTTATAAACAATTCTTCTGGTTGTTTGATTCAGAACATAAATATCGGCAATGCGAAAAAAGCCGTGTCAACATTCTTTAAATTCAAAGATACTCAAAAAGAATTTAAACCGAATATGATAAAGAACATTAAAGGTTCAAATTGCGACATTGTATTGTCTGTATACTCTAAATTTAACATCATAAGAAATATCAAGGGTGAGAATTCTGGAAGGGTTATAGCCTTGATGAATACTAATGCAGCGCGAAATGTTATAAGTGCTCCTGAGGCGGACATCTCCACCCCAGGAAAAGCACCGATTACTACACTAATGAAACTGAATAAAATAGAATAGGCTATTCTATGGCGCGATGGCGATCCTCATCATCATCGCGCTGACTGTTTACAGCTACAAAGAAGATTAAAGCAGGGATACTAATCCAGAACGTCGAGATATCAACAAACATCCCTGAGGCTATAAACGCCAGGATAAGAGGTAAGCTTTCTGAATTATTTTTGTACACGCAGTAGCACAGCGCTATAAGCATCCCCATGTATAAAAACAAACCAACAACACCTGTTTCCAGTATTGATGAAATGAACACATTATCAGGCACAATGCCGTACTTGTCCGTAGCCATACGGTAACCAACACCAAATATTGGGTTTTCCCCAAGAATATCAGGAACGGCAACCTAGGTAGCAAGTCGTCCAGACGTGATATCAATCTGTCCAGAACCGGTGATCCTGTCCAACAAGGCTATGATATAATCGTTACTGATACCGTAAATGATAACCCCAGCACCGATAGCCGCGAAGAATAACATCTTGAATACGCTAAGGCTTCTTGTTCTAATTAAATCAAAGAATACATATACCGCCAGCGCAAAAACAAGCGTTCGCGTTAGTGATATATAAATGTTAAATATCAGGCCAAGGAGTATCAAGAGGTAAAGTATTTTACTTTTGCTGGTATGGCGAAGCCCTATAAGGGATGCGACACCAAGAATTAACGCCAAGCTACCATACGCGCTGGAATCATTAGCAACCCCACCAGCCCTGTAAATGTACCCCATTCCTGGATAGCTAAATCTTTGCTTCGCGACAAGAATGTCCATTTGCATGAACCAACCCCATGCCGCCTCTATTGTTACAACAAAGAAGAGAAAAATAAAAAAGCGATAGACTGTTTTCTTTTGTTCTTCGGTTAGTTTGTTAATAAACGCGAAAACCAAAAGCGCTGGGAAGTACATTTCAAGAAGTCTGACATATCGAAGAAATGACGACTCATGATCTGCCAGTTTATCGTAGGTTAAATAGCTATAAGCAATACCTGCAACAATCCACGACGCCCAAAGGAAGAACATAAACAAAACAGATAATTTCTTTTTGTCGATAACCTTCCTTGTCATTGCAAAAACAGCAAATGAAATGAAAATAAATGGAATTGCTGGCTCTAATCCAGAAATACTACCACGACCAAAAGGCACTAGTGTAATTATCGCAAGTGCGAATAGATATAACCTTATGGCAATATCATCGTATTTAAATTTACTTCTCAATGTGTGTAATCCTCACAATAACACCACGGCAAATAATATATCTATGGTGCAAATAGTTATGGTGAGGATATTATTCGTCTATCATGCTGGCATTCAATCCTCCTCACCCAATTTTATACCAGGACCAGCACTATATCACATAGGAATTATCCGTCAATTTTACACAGCAGGCTTATCATCTGTTGCATTTGCATAAAAAGGAGGCATATTTGAGTATGCATATGCATGCACATCAGGTGCTGTCCCACTTGAGTTATAGACACATCCGCGTGTCTCACCATCGATCAGAGCCGGTGTTTTAGTCATCTTCAAAGAAGCAAAAAAACTAACTGGCCAACTTGTATGGTGATCTGCGTAGCAGTGAAAATCGTATTTATGACCGTCAACCCCTTAAATAAGGTGGTCTTTATAGATGACGATTTATTAACCGGTAAAAGTAGACCCGCTTTCCGGAAATCAATATGTTGCCTCTAGCTGGATGCCCCCCGCGACTCTCGATTGATTTGGTTATGTCCATCTTTTGACACGAAAGATAAACATGAACCAGAAGAGAAAATGATGATAACATCCTTAAAATTTCAGATCATTCTTACTTGACATATTCCACAAGCAACTTAAACGAAACCTAAACGGATGAATAATAAAAGCGACGGATTTGATTCTTTTCTTCGTAGCCACTGGCTGACAAGACTGGCTGGCATCGTTTCGGTGGCATCCATCACTACCGGATTCACTAAATGGCCAGATATTATGTTCGTGTCAGCATGCGTTATGATTGGATTGTGGCTTCATGCCGAATACCAATGGACATGGCCTAAGATTAAGGACCTTCTTTCCAGGAAAAAGTAGGCTTCCATGCCTACGACTCCCATCAGGTTAGAGAAGAGAAATGCCGCGGAGTGCGCAGCGGGTTTTGGCATTAGCATAGGCTGTCTGAAGATCTGCGAGCGTTGTTGGGCCATACCGATACAGGCACTCAATCACCTCTAACTGTTTTGAAAAACCATTGGTGTTATATGCCGTGTTGCCAGGCCCAACCTTCGCCGCTGTTGCCGGGGTTTTAACGGAATCCGTCAGATTCACTTGCGTGGATGCACCGCCTACCATTGAAATCAGGTTGTTTCCGTTTCGACTGAACGCCAAGAAAATATACTTTCCTGCAGTGAGTCCGGCCGGCACCGGAATTTCAGTTGTCACTGATGCCCCCTGCGCATTGCGCACAAGGTGGGTCATCACACTGGTGCCGCTCATAAAGATACACTCCCCTTGTGTTCCGGTATTTACCCCGAGAAGGATCTGTGTTGCGGCGCCGGTATATTGAATGACAGCGGCCAGTGTCATGCTGTTTGAGTCATGATATTCAGTGCTGAGGCCGTTAAAACCCGTCACTACAGCAGGCAGAACAAGCGATGAGTTTTTATAGGTTGGCAAAGCACCAGCCGACGGCGTCATAACATGACCGCCGGACAGTGACGTGAGGCTGTCAGCCCCCCCCCACCAAACATCCAGTTTACAAAACCAGACTCCGGATTAAATTCCGGATTAATGAGGCGGCGCACTGAGCTTTCATCAACATACGTTGGATTATCGAATGGCACATCGAAAGACAGTCTGGTGAATAATTAGCTCATGAAATTGCCTCTTCAGGAATGCCGGAAAATGCCGCGCCGCTTCCACTCCCATAAGCAAGAGTGACATTGGCGGTGATCGCCGGGCTGCCGCCGCTGGATGCGGTACCATCGGTAAAAACTGGACTATCCCCGAAAACGGAAACCGGAAGTGATGAGGCGGTAATACTTCCGCCCAGCCACGGACTGGACTTCTCAACGATGCGAACTACCCCGCCATCATCCTGAGCGACCAAGTTCGACCCGGAGATCGCTTCATTGATTGCCGCCAGCAGGCCAGACATATTGCCGTAGTTAGCGATCAGCGAAACGGTGTAAGTAGTCGCCTGCCAGGTCAGGGTAAACGTCTGGCTGCTGGTCGAAAAATCATAGGTTGTTGGGGCTGCACTGCCGCGCAATGAAGCTGCCGATCCCCCCACGCCCGGAACAGCATCCTGCTTTGGCGTGAACGTAGCGATGAAGAGATCATATTCTGCCCCGTTAATTTCCAGCGTAACGGGCATGCCGGCATAGGGGTTAATCTTAGTCAGCGTGTCACTGAACAGGACGCTGTAACCCGATGAAGATGAGATCAGGTAGTTGGTCGGCGCGATGATAGTCACCAACCCGTTTAGCTCAACAACAATCCCCACATGGGTGACCATTGTTCCCGAATAACACGCCACGCCAGCGCCGACGCATGGTTCACAACGCTCAAGCTTCAACATCAGCTTTCTGGCTTCTTTATCAAGGCCGCCGCCATCTTTGGTCACACCTGCAAAGTCTGGCCATTCGGGTAATCCAAGGTCGCGTCGTATCTCATTTACGATGCCAAAGCAGTCGAGTTGCGGATACACTCTGCCGCCCTTCAGCCATGTGACCGAAAGGTATTTATCAGGTTCAAACATGGGGAAACCTCAACTCATGTAACGGAGGCCGGGATACTCATTAAGGGTGTAACGGAATCTCGGCCAGGCGGTATCGAGAACGTTCATATAGCCGGCTGTGATTTGTGCCTGCAGTGCCGTCCATGAGCCCGATTTGATAGCAAGCGTATACGGCACGAAAGCCGGGGCATTCAAATCCGTAGAGAGATATTGCCTGTATGTCAGAGAGGCGTTTGTCAGGCTGGCCAGCGCATCACGAATAGCCGTACTCACCTCTCCGTTGATGTTGCTGATAGCGAACTGCAAATCCTGTGTACCGTCGCTGTTTCTGGCCGGGATGGCGATATCGATAAAGGCATAGGGAGATAGTCGTGTGGATAATAGATGTTATCCATACCTCCTCCCAAGAGCGCATCATGAATAAAATTTCACCGTTAACCTCGGAGGGAATTATAGTTTGAATCAAGTGTGATGGAGCGGAATAAGTCTATGTTTTTTTTAAGACAATAGTGAATGTGCATGAATTTGATTCGTAACAAATGATAGAACGAGGCAACAAAATTATCCATTTGTACTCAGAACTGCTTGAAATTTAAAATGCCAGAACTGCCAACTATTCAATAGTATTAGTTTGGATTTTCTCTGGCATTTTTCGGCAAAGGTTCTCATCTTACTTAACAAGAATTGATGTGCCGTCAACTGACATACTTTAACGCGACTTCTTTTTTATAATTACTTCCTGAATAAAAAGCACCATAGACACAACAATTAAAACCACAAAAAAAACAACCCTAGCAAAATCATAATTAACCACTGTTGTTAGTGTATCATTGTTATATAGATGATTATGCCTGTAGGAATATGTCGTATAAATCTCATCGTATATCTCCAAAAAGGATCCCACTATTAAAACAAGCCAAAGAAATGAAAAATTGACTCTGACTTCCTTACGTTTGCGTCTTCTATTGAAGATAAGCCATCCTACAAAAAGAGGGGACGTAAAAGCAATAAAGTCTTTAAATGTAAATAACGCTTCCATAAATAAGATCCTTGTGTTTTCCTGCACTTACCCAGATTGTTAGATTTACCTGTCTAATCAAGTCCCAGATAACGCAGTTTAACTTACCTTGGACCGTGTCGAGTATAGTTTCCTTTAAGAGCGTTGCCAAAAGCTCCTTGTGGCGTGATAACCTCCTTTGCAAGCTCCCCTTTCAACTGCCTGGAAAGCTGTCTGTTATTCTGGTTGAGCGTAGAATTAAGTTGCTCAGGCGTGCCCCCTTGAAGGTTAAACTCTTGGGTAATCGGCGCATGAACAGTGGTTCGCCGGCTGTTGTCGCTGCTAACGTTCTGAACGCCAGTCCCAAACCCCAAATGTAAGTATCCCGGCAAAACGGCCCATTCACTTTTATAGATCTTCCGACATACTGATTATGTACCCTGAGGAGATCACCATGCGTAAAGCCCGATTCACTGAACACCAGATCATCGCCGTTCTGAAGCTCGCCCCAGTCCGGTTTTGCCATGGTATTTTCCTGTGGTAACAACCATTAAAAAAGCCACCCGGAGGTGGCCTTTGTATTGGTGGTTATATGTTGCTTTGCTGTCGGCCTTAGAAGATTACCAGGCCTGAGAATCAATCTTGTTTTGGACGTAGCGGAATTCGAGTAATTCTTTGGTGACAATCGCTACGCCAGTGGCAATGCACTGCTCCTGAGTTATTTTTCCTTCACCGAACTCAGCCATCAGGGCTTTCAGTTCAGATGATTCTTTGGACAGGGTATCAAGGTTTTTCAGGACCGAATCGTAACTCTCTTCTCGACACTCTTCCGGAACGGGAGGAGAAACGGCGTCTTTAATTTTCTTCAGTAGGCTCATAATTACTCCTTTTCAGAGTAATCCTACCAGCAAAATGATGTGCATTGAACTACCCATTATCGAAGCCAATCTATGGAATGACCTCTGTAATGCAGGCTCTTATCTCAGCGCAGCCCCTTACTGCGCGCTGAATGCTCACCATCGAGCAACAGCAGTGAGATAGTTGAGCCAGCCTCAGGCTAGCCAGCGTACTCCAATTGTCGACAGAGCCATATCGACAGGAGAATGAAGTACAGACAGAGGAAGAGTTCTTGTCATCGTATCCATCCCATACAGACAGAGTCAATCAGCTTATTGCTGAGTTCGAATCAGAATTCAAACAGCAGTAATTTATGGTTGCCATTATAATTAGTCTTCTCACAGTGATGGCAACAAAAAAACCGCCCGGATGCGGCTTGAATAGTTATAGGTTCAAATATCGGCAGCTTGGTTTACCTGCACCCAACTATCGAGTTCTCCATCTAAAGTCATTTCTACAGCTATCCAATCGACCGAAGTATTTCCGTCCTGCAAAAAATTGTTCAATTGTTTTGTGGTGGGGTTTAAAACAATAACAGTTCGTCCATATGCGCGATAAGGAGCATTTGTTAAGTAACTGAAGCTCTGCAACTCAAAATTAACATCTCCAACGCCGACGGTGTTTTCTCTTTTTTTATCAATAAATCGAACATAACCCCGCCAAAGATTTGCTCGATTCTTTCATCATCTTTCGCATAGTTGATGTGAGACACTAAAACCAGCACATCTTTGTTTACTTTTTCTGAAGTAATTTCACACCTTGTCAATTACTTTTCCCAAGGCTGCGCTATGACTCCCAGCGGCTTTTATTCTATAATCTGCCATTTAGATCATCCTTAATATGTCTTGCATTAAAAAATCATAATTACCATAAGATAACAAAGTTTAGTAAGGGTGTTAATTAAAGCACTGAGTATTGATATAGTCCTGCAAATAGCCAACCTGCTTCGTCACTGTGACAATTCGCTCTCTGAATGTGAAATAATTCCGCTCAGCGGAGTCAGCAAGTCGGGGGCCGGAAGCATCGCCCACGCCGCCGGTGCTGGTCGCTCCGCTCGCGGGGCATTTCTGCACCTGTGAGGAATTGAGGAATTCAGATTGTGGTCGCATTTAAGTCCCCTTAAATGCGCAGAAGTCACCGGGGTTGTTCAGGCTCCGATGACATGATTATGGCCGGGGATAACGGAAAATCAATTGTGCAGAGACGTTACTTTTATCCTACTCAGGCATGGAGAGTTTTAGTTTGCCCTTGACGTGGAGAGTATTAATTAACCAAAATGCTCCCAGTAAACACATGCAGTGTGCGCTTGTAACTAGCTTGCAGATACGAAGGCGATTTTCTTCTAAATCTGGTGGCAGCTCTCTCATCAGAGCTATAGCGTAGATACCATCCTTAAGAATGATATCTACCTCTTGATGTATGTAGACGCCGAGATTGATTTCTTCGATTTTTATTTTTTTTATCACTTCCGCAAGCTTATCAACCTCCTCATTTGTAATTTCATAGTCTATTTTATGAGCGTACTTATTACGAATACTGTTGAGTTCAGCCATAGCATCTGCAAGCGATACAGGAAGCCCCAGGAGAACGGCAGCTGACAGCTTCGGTGCAAAATACTTATAGCTTTGTATGGCATTGTACTTTTCTGAACCCTCAGGCCTTAAGTTTTCAATAACAACTCTAAGAAAGTCTTCATGAATTAGCATTAATTTTAATAGTGCTGCTGACTCATCTTCATAGTTAGCTATCGAAGCCATCTTATTCGGATCTAAAAAGTAGCCAAAGTCATGGTCAATTTTCACATAGTTTCCCTTGTCCATTGCTGGGCTTTGTTCGATTCGAGAGAATTTCACTTATCTTCCTCCTACTTGAGATAATGAGCGTTAGATACTTTTGGCAAAGAGATGCTTTGCTCACGATAATGACGAAACCACTCGAGAAAGTTATTCCGCAAATGCTCAGGCTGCTCGCGCATCACAGCTTCGGCGATGACCGGTATGTTCAGGCGCACCTTATCCGCCAATCCCGAAGCAGTGAGGTCAACGTTAACCTTGTCTCGCTCTTCCTGAGGCTTTGCAGCAATATTCCAATCAGACATTAGTCAGCAGTTCTCCCACGCCAGCGTTTGTTACTCTCGGAGATTCGGTCCGTATCGACGGACTCGACCTCCCCTTCGGAAAATCTAATGGCATTTGCTTTATTTAGTGCTGCTCTGGCTTCTTCTTCGGCCTTATTGAAATGCACCTTTTTCCTTCCCTTGAAGTTGCCAACGCGAATTTTGGAAGAGGCCTGCACCTTATACTTGCTAATCCGTAAGTGCGCTGCCAAATGGGCTTTTGCCTCGGTGCGATTAGCGGGCTTCTTTTTGACCAACTCAAGGTCTAATTTGTATTGCTGCTCAGCATTTAGCTTCCTAGGCTTCATGACGTCACTCTCAAACGAAGTCCGTTTATAATAGAATAAAAGGCCCCTAAGGGCCTTGATTTAAATCTATGCTAATTCTCGTTCAGTCGTTCGTCACTCCACTTCCCACGGGGCGGCTCCTTCCCAGCACCGCTTCAATTCCCATAGTGCGCTTAGTATTTGTCCAGACTCTTCAGCTTCCAGTTCTGAACCTAATTCAGACATCACTTCTGAATGTGCCTGTGCTTTTTCGATGAGAACATTTAGCTCTTCATCAGTGAGAGTCTTTGGCATGCTAATTTTCTCTTAAAAGACAGCTTGCGGAACACGAACAGTGTCTCAACCCGCATACCTGGTTTATATTGTTATGGAGCAGTTTAGGTGCTTAGCTATCCTTGAATCCTGGCTTGCCATTTTTTGCACGCCATTCTTTTACTTCCTTCATGATACCTTCCGGACTATCATCGCGCGGATAGTAAATTAAGTCAGAGCCATCTGGGTGCTCAGTCAACCGCTCGAACTCGTCAACTAATTTGTCATCTTCCTCTTCCGTTGCACCTTCAGCTCGGCATATTTTTTTTACAAACTCAAGGAATTCAGCTTCGGCATAATCAGAAATAATTTTATTAATCATTACGTTACCCATTTAATGGATTTTGAGATGAAACTCAACAGGCATCAACCCATCATGTATTTCGATTTTTCACAGAGCATGGGAGTTTACCGAACAGCCTGCGTTTATAATGACACTAACGTAAACGAAGCACGCTATTGCTGAAAGTTTATGAGATCACAAATGAATGTCCGGTACCTTTAACTTACCGGACATAGTGCAAAAAAGTGTAAGAAAAGAGTTATTCAATACCGTATTTTTTTTCGGTAACGAATCTCGGCTCTTTCCAGTTTGGCCCTTTTACAACAAGCATTTTCTCTCCCAATTCAACTTCTCCTTTTAGTCGCATCTGTTCAAATGTCCTCATGAACTCACCGTTCTCTATGACTGAAAACATATGACGACTGAAAAAACGATCCATTTGAGGGTAACCCAAGCCGTTCTCTTTCCTTACCAAGAAGAGGATAATATCAACAAGATTTTGCTCTGAAATAATACTTTTAAAATCAATCATTTACGCCATTCAAAACTCAAGTTCTATAGAAGTTTATACTTCTCAAGGGTGGCTTTAACCTCTTTATACAACCCGTACGAATCCAACTCACTTTCTCTTCTTACAGGGTCTGACGTATAACAATCAGCGAGAATAAAAAGCTCGACTGCACACTCTCCAACATCTTTACTATCTTTTGTTAACTGCCCCGAAATACCTTCTTTTCTCCACATTTGGAAAAATTGAGTTTCAAATTCATCTGCAGATATTTGTGAGGATACTAACTTCCTTGCAAGTTCAATTAAACTCATACTCATTACAGAACTCCTGTTTTAATATAGTTAACATGCTGTGGAGAGCCCGGCACCAAATGCCAGCCAGAAACAAAATCACCGTTTTTATCCAACACCACAACATTGTCAGTTTTAGGGCTATAATACACTTTTGAGTCTTTCTCCCGTCGATAAGTGACTCTTTAAACAGTGTTTTTATCAGTCAGACGCGATTCGATTTCTCTCTTAAATTTTGCCAAAGTCTCACTGTTTATTTTCGTATCATTGATACAAAAATCAATGGCGTGTTTGTACTTCTTCTGGAGCTGCCTGCGGGTAAATTTCCCTGAATCAAGCGGGTCACTCTGCATGACGTAAATCGGCTCTAACTGCTTTCGCAAACCTTATGGCTGATTCACAAGTGACTGTGCCAGCTCACCTTGCAGGTAAGCCAGCCGATTGCATGGCCATCATTATGCAGGCTATGCAGTGGGGCATGAATCCCTATACGGTCGCGCAAAAAACGCATCAGGTAAACGGCGTACTCGGATATGAAGCCCAGCTCGTCAACGCGGTAATCGCCAGTTCCAGTGCTATCAACGGTCGATTTCATTACCGCTACGGCGGAGACTGGGACCGTTGCACAAGGACTCAGGAAATTACCAGGGAAAAACACGGTAAAAATGGGAAATACAACGTTACCGAACGGGTGCGAGGCTGGACTGATGAAGACGAAATCGGGCTGTTTGTTCAGGTCGGCGCGATCCTTCGCGGTGAGTCAGAAATCACCTGGGGTGAGCCGCTTTATCTCTCGGGTGTTGTAACTTGTAATTCCTCATTGTGGGTTTCTAACCCGAAGCAGCAGATCGCTTATCTGGGCGTGAAATACTGGGCTCGCCTGTACTGCCCTGAAGTGATTCTGGGTGTTTATAGCCCGGATGAAGTTGAGCAACGAACAGAACGAGAAATCAATCCGGCTGCGGTGCAAAGAATGTCAGTAGCCGAGATTACCAGCGGCTCAAACACCACCACCAGCGAACAGGGCACAGGTATCAGCATTGATTCACTTGCTGATGATTTCCGTGATCGCATAGAACGCGCCGAATCTGTTGATGCGGCAAAAGCCATCAGAGCTGATCTGGATAAAGAGAAAGCTGTGCTGGGTACTGTTCTCTTCACCGAATTGAAAGGTAAAGCGGTGCAGCGCTACTTCATGGTTGATGCAAGAAACAAAGTTGAGGCTGCCATAAATTCACTTCCTAACCCGGGAGATCCGGAAGCCAAAGCATTATTCGCGAAGGCAGAAAATACCCTGACCTCATCGCGCCGACACCTCGGTGATGAACTGTATGACCAGTTCCGTATCACGCTGGACGACATGAAACCGGAATACGTTGGCTAACCAGATTGGGAGGGGCAACTCTCCCGATAAAGGAATGTATATACGATTGATTAACCTAAGCAAACACTCCCCTATGGGGCGCCAGGCGTGCGATGCGGTACTGGCGAAACACGTTGAGCTTTATGGTGCCAACGGGCGACAGAAAACGAAGAGAACTTATACGGTGGTGGTTCAAGGCTCAAAGATCACTGTAGAAGTTGTAAACAGAAAATGCAGCTATGTGGCGACGGCCATGAGCTGCGCCCGTAGGCTGCAGCATCTTCCTGGACAATGTAACTAAGGGCCTTTTATGAATAACGCATCTCATTTCCACGATGAAATACTGATAACCAGTGACATTCTGTCCAGATACAAAATTTCGCGCAGCACACTGTATTTCTGGAGCACACCATCCCGGATGCCATCGTACTTTTCTCAGCCGTTTCCTAAGCCAAAAATAAATGGCAGTCCTAAAAGATGGCGTTTGTCAGACCTTCTTGCCTGGGAAGACAACATGGGTATTAAACCAGAGGCTGGCCAATCAACTTCTCAAGATGACGTTGCCAAACAGCAAGCCAATGACGCTGATCATCCAAATAATCGTGGAGGTTATACCGCGCCATGACTCCAGACATATGATGCCCTAGTAGCTTTTCCACAACATGTGGTGGTGCACCTAATTCAGAAAGGCGCGTCGCCACTGTTCTTCTCAGATCATGAAGCGACCAAGGTTTCATCCTTGTTTTTGCAATAATCTGCGCAGAGGACAGAGCCACGTTTGGTTGAAGTGGCGGCCTGTCATCTTCTGGCCCCTTGTATCGTGACAACGTCACAACATGTTTTGAAACTGATGTTCTTTTCAGCTACCATCATCTGTATTACAGCCTCAGGAAGCGCCCTTCTCACCGACTTCCCAGTTTTATAGTCGCTTGCCGGGATAGTCCATGTTTGTTCCTTGAAATCAAACCATTCCCATTTTGCTGTTCTGATCTCTGTACTTCGACAACCAGTCATAATGAGAAACTTCATTATCAATTGCTGCCTATATTTCATCTCAGGTAGGGCATTCCAAAGTGTAATGATTTCATTATCACTTAACCTGCGATCTTTTACAGCTGCTGTGAGCCCTACATCTGATCGTCTAAGGCTTTCAATAGGGTTCACGTTAATTACCCCACGGTTGGAACAGAAACGAAATGTGCGCTGCATCAAACCCAGCATTTGCCCTGTAACCACTCTTCGTCCCATACCGTCAAAAAGATTAAGCCAGTGGGCTTTAGTTGTCTGATCTACAATCATATTCCCGAGCACTGGGGCTATATGATTATTGAAATCGCGGCGGTTAACTTTGATTTTTACCAGACCTTCATGGATGCAGTAGTACTTCTCCCAGTAATCGAATGCTTCTTTCACTGTAAGCGCTTCTACTTTTTTCTGTTTCTCGAGTACTACTTGCCGTCTAGGATCAAGCCCTTCCGCTAGCCACGCCCTGAACTGCTGTCTGCGTTCTCGGGCACGAGCTAAGGTGGTGGTCGGATAATCGCCAATCGTTATCTGAGCGGCTTTCCCGTTCCATCTGTAGCGGTAAAACAATGTTATACTGCCGAGTGTAGACAACCTGACAATCAGGCCATGCGCGTCTGAAATGACAGCGATTTGGTCTCTTTTTTGCCATAAGCTTTTCTTAATTTTGTATTGGTAAGCAATGTGTACACTCCGGAAGAAGATATACAC